TCTTGGTTCGTGAGGCCCGTGGAGTATAGCAGTTCTTGGATGAGCAAGCAGTCCCCTTGGCGGTAGATAGCGACCAAGGCCGTAGGGTCGTTGCTAAAGCCCCAGTCAAGCCCAAGGGCGACGAATTTCGCTCGGCTGACATCGATACCCTCCACGACCTCGAAGTCCTCGTATATCGCACCCTGTAGCGTCCCGACCTGACCGAGGCCATAGACCTTCCACCAGTTCGCCCAATAGGCACTCGTTTCGGCTTTGGTGCGGTTCAGTTCGATGTCCCGCTTGATGGTATCAGGCAGGGCCTCGTTGTCGTTGTAGGTGAGGATTATCAGTTCTGCATCCTGTTCGGGCAGGACCTCGGTATGCGCCCAAAACTCGTGGGTCGGGTTGAAGTCGATGTAGATGGCCTCACTGGTACGAATGGCGAGTTGGTAGTAGGACTCAAAGTCAATGTTGTTCGCCTCGTTGATGTAAACGACCTGCCTCCTTGCACCTCGGAGCCTTGCCTCGGAATCAGCCGAGAAGAACTCGATGATTGAACCGTTGGCAAAGTGATAGGTGAGCAGGGTCTTGTTCCATCGGTCTGCGACCCATCGGCCCGTCCATTGCATGACCTTGGCGAAGTCTTTGATTGCACCCCTTCTTAGGTGAGGGATGGATTCGGAAACTACCGAAATCTCGGTCTTGTTCTTTGCTGCGATGTCTATGAGGACCGCAAGGATGGCGAGGGTTTTCCCCGCACTTGTTCCTCCTTGGATGACCTTCTTCCGGGCCGTCATCCGACGGATTCGGCTGATGGCGGTCGTGTACTTAAAGTCCATCCCCAAACAGGGGTTGCTCGATGTGGACCGTGTTCTCTTGGCGTTCCACAAGGTTGTTGAGGCGTTGAGTGATGGACGGGTTGTAGATGCCAGCCATGCCCCCTCGGATTTGGTCCTCTCGTATTGCTTGCTTTATACGCGAACAGACCTCCACAAAATTTTCGTACCTATTGTCGGGATTCGTGAAGTATTGGTCAACTCCCTTGGCAACTCCTGACTTCCAAATGTAAAGCGTAAAGCCGTCAAAGGTCAATGGGCATTCCTTTTCCCTCAACACTTCCATTGCCTTAGGCCCAACCCAATCCTTAACGATAATGGGCTTGGACTTGGTTTCCGTGCAGTATTGCTCAAAAATCGCCCAAAGTTCTTCGGGTGTTTCAAATGCTTTTGGCCTGCCTCGTTGCATCAGTATTCGATTTTGTCTATGAGTTCGTCAATCTTGTCCACTATCTTCATCTTCACGGCAAATGCGTTTGGGGCATTGGAATCGTCCACCGCTCCGATGCAGTCGCACAGGGTCGTGATGACCATCATGAGCGAGTCCATCCGAGCCTGCACTTGGGCTTCATTGTCCTTCGCCTTTGGGGTTGACATTCAGGGGGTGCGTTATGGTGTTTTGGTTGACTTCGAGAAACAGGTCCGCTTGCAGGTAAATGTATTGGAGGGCCGATTTTACGCAGTCAGCACACCACCAATTTGTGATGGGTCGTCCGTGAGCCGTGAGGATGCCTTGCAGTTCACCAACCGCATCGGGTGGCAGTCGCATCGTCAGGGATGCGATGTATTGATCCCAGTACTTGCGGTGCTTCTGGGCAACGAGGAATTGGTCAGGAGTCATTTGAAGGTCCATTCCCGAATAATTATTGCGGTGGCAGATGAGGCAAGGCCAAGGATTGGAGCCAAGTACCATTGGCAGGTCGGCAGGGTCAGGGCAACCCCAAGCCAAAACCCGAAGCAGGTCATGCAGGAAAACGGCTTCCGCTTGGCGAATGGCAGAGCGTAGAACCATTGGGGCAGCACCCGGAACTCCACAACCGCAAGGGTCGCAAGCGCACTAATCAGGATTGGAAAAACCAGTATATCCATTGGCTTCGATTGCGGTTTTGATTTTGGCCTTGGCCTGTTCGATTGAGTAAATGATGCTCCGGTACGGGATGCCCGTTTCCCGGCTCATGGCTTTCATATTGCCTGTTTGCATCAGCAGATTGAGCAGTTCTTTGTCGTACGGGAACGCCCCGTCCTTGGCCCAAGAGTCCATTTCGCTCTGGGCGATGGCCCAAAGGTCGTCGAGCAGGGAGTCGTAGTCCTTGCCCAGTTCTTGGGTTTCGGGATCCACTTCGACCCTCTCGTCGTGGTGGCGGTACTTCTTTGCGAATTGGTTGTTGTTGCCCCGATACAGGTTCATTATCAAACGAACGATGTAGAAGCGCAGGTAACCTTGGTCCTGCATCTTGGTAATCTTGTCGGGGTCCTTCTCCAGTAGGATTAGGACGACCTCTTGTTCGAGGTCCTTCCAAAGCGGATTGCCCCCCGTGATGGTGAGGCAAGCCTTGCGGATTTCTCCGCTTCGGTACAGGTCAAGGACGATGCTCTCTGCGTTCACTCACGCAAAGATGGAGGGGGTTCTCGCTAATGTTGCAAAAAATCCCGTGTCCTGTTCAAAACCTGTGTACGAAGGAATTTGATGTCGGGCCTCGCTCTCATGTTTATAGCAAGGATTTCAAGGTTGTGCATGACTGTGGCGTGGTTCCTCTTGATGATACGCCCGATTTGGCAGTAGGTGTAGAGGTATTCCGAGTAGGCGATGTCGGCAAAGATGCTTCGAGCCAGCACCAGTTCTTGGGTCTTGACATTGCTCAAGATGTCGTCCGGGCTGACTCCGATGACCTCTGCCGTGTAGCCGAGTATGGTGCGTGATATTAGGTCCATGGTTAGAACGGGTTTGGGGGTAGTGGCATCCAATGGCTGACTTCAATTAGGAACCACGTTTGATGCTCGTAGTACCAACGGCCATCTCCGAGCCATGCGTAGGCTTGATTCATGTCGGTCGTGAATATCAGGACAGGTTCACCTGGTTCAGGCAAACGCTCGGAGCATTTAATCCATTCCATGGTCAGGCGTTTTTGGCTTGGAGGATGCGACCGAGCAGGGTCCAGTTCACGGACCACGCCTTGATGGTTTCGGATTTGTCGGGGCGGTTGCAGTTGACGCAAGCCTTGCGGATGTGAATCTGCCAGCGTCGGAAATCGGTGGGTGTGGTTTTCATGGGTTTGGGGTTTAGCATTTTGGTGATGTCAACGAAATGGTCGGGTAGGATGATGGTGGTTTCACAAAACAACGCTTATGAGTCCAATAAGCCTCTTCAATTGTGAAGTCAGTATCAGGGATAAAGTGAAACATTACGTCCTTTTTCTCCTCCATTTGTTTATACGAAATGAACTTGCCACAATGATTGCATTTTCTCCAAGCATTATCATCTTGATTTAGATAAAGAGAGTGTGCGGTTTTGTTTTTCATGGGTTTGGGGTTTGGTTGGTAAGGTTAGGCTGACGATGGGGGAGGTTTTGTAAGCCCGTAGGCTGACGGTTATATCCGATTGCGTGTAGTTTTTGGAAAAATTCATGCATTATACCCGAATGCGTATAATAAAGCGATATGATTTATTGTGCATAATCGGGTTTAGTCCCATTGTTTTTAAAAATTGTGACATAATTGGGTTCACAAATAAGCGAGTTATGTGCAATGCTACTATTCCGCTTCGATATGATTGTATATTAATTTCATTACCCAAACATTTTCAAACTCATACATACCACAAACCATACACGCCTCGTCTTCGGTATCGTAATAATTTATCTCACCTTTTTCATTTTTCATAAAGTCCATGTTTCTAAGGTCTATGATTACATATTGTCCTTTCATTTCGTTTTCAAATTAATTTTACTGCTGATAAATCGCCCAGCACATAACAGCGTGTAGGCTGACGCTGGGGGAGGTTTGGTAAGACCAGAGGCTGACGGATTAATCATTCATTATATGCGATAAGGGTACTTATTGACTGATTACCATTCATTGTATGCGATTACGTATAGTTTGAAATAACTGATACCTCCCACAGGTATCGGTCAGGGTCTTGACCTGTGGCCCGAATCCGTTGCTTCGGGATAGCACATACTCGCAGGCGTTACCCTTGGCCCGGACCTCAATCACCCTCCATGGGCGGTCATTGGTGCAAGCGGTCAGTAGGAGCAGCAGGAGCAGTCGGGCCATGGAACAAATCTACACAACTATTCCACACCTGCAACCACTCGCTGAAAATCCTCAACGCTTCGGATGACCTCGTATCGATACCCTGCCTCTTGGACGACTCCCTGCCACCACTTCTGCGACAGGGACTGCTTGCCTTTCTCGGCTTTGAACTCCAGCATCACCGCACCGGTTGGCGAGAGCCATATCATGTCGCTGACCCCTGCGACCACGCCCATGGCCTTCATCACGCTGCCGGCATAGGCATTCGGTGCGTTGTTGTTGACCGTGAACAATAGGCCACGCTGGTCAGGAAAGTTGTTCCAGTGCCACTGGAAGCATTCGGCTTGGAGTTTAAATTCTTGCATAAATTTACTTTAGGATTGGAAAACGGTCTTTATTGTGGAAGGCCCAGCCTGGCCTCCATCCCATGTAGCGGATGAACTCCAATGCTTCGGCTTTGCTCTTGCATTGATTGTGCAGCACCCAAAAAGGGCTGATTACCTTGGCCTTTGCCAGTTGAGCCTTTTGGTACATCGTGCTTTGCTTTGCCATTTCCATGCCTTGGGCCTTGGTCAGCATCTGCAAACTTACGACTTCCCCTGGAGGCTTTGGCTTTCGCTCGTATTCAAACTTGCAATGCTTGCACTCCATGGCAGCCACCGGGATAATGGCCTCGCACTTCTTGCAGTTCTTAACCCCACCAACGCCAGCGGACTCCCGTTTGCGTTTCTTCTTCAAGGACCATTCCCGGTTGGTTTCCCAAAATCCATGGGTCTGCACGTTGTTCCCAAAGTCCAACACGGTAAACCGTGTCTTGGTTGGCGTTACCCTGGAGCCTCGGCCAACCATCTGCATAAACAGGGGAAGGCTCGCAGTCGCCCGGTAAAGGATGACGACCTCGATAGATGGTTCATCAAAGCCCGTGGTCATCAGGTCGCAGTTGCAAAGGATTCCATTGGTGGAATGCTTGAACCAGGCGAGGGTTTCGGCTCGTAAGGACTTTGGCATCTCTCCGTCAACGTGCCGGGCGTTGAACCCTGCCCCCTGCAAAGCCTCGCAAACCTCCTTGCTTGATGCGATGTTGCTCGCAAATACGATCGCCTTCTTGCCTGGGCAGACCTTGGCGTAGTTCTGCACCACCCCGGCAAAAACCTTTCGCTCGCTGAATTGTTTGGCCATCTGCTCGGTGTCGTAATCATCGCCCTTCATGCGGATCCCGGAAAGGTCCTGCGTCATCCCGTAGGTCGTAGGTTCGGCCAGGTAGCCTTGGCTGATCAGTTCCTGCACCTGAACCGGTGCATGGAGAGCCTTGTAGAATTTCGAGAGGCATTCCTGCTTTCCCCTCCGCAATGGCGTTGCGGTCGCACCGATGACCACGGCCTTAGGGTTGATGTATGGCAGCAGGGGGTTGAATGTCTGCTTGTGGGCTTCGTCAATGATCACCAGGTCCATTCGTGCCAAGAGGTCCGTGTATTCGGTTGCATCCTTCCTTCGGCTGAATGTTTGGGCCATGGCAATGAAGCAGCTTCCTGAAACATCGAGCCGGGTGCGGTTGGCCTCAATCAGCGTCGGCTTGATTCCGAACTGGTCCAAGGCCCCGTTGGATTGCCGGAGCAGTTCCACCCGGTCCGTGAAGATGATGGCCTGCTTGCCTTTCTCTAAGGCCCTTGCAACCATGTAGG